AGCGAATAAAAATATTCATGTTCGTATTGGTGATCAAACAGATGAAAAGTTTCTACAAGAATTGATTGATGAATTTGGTGCTTTTGATTTAATTATAGATGACGGTTCACACCAAGTTGCTCATGTAAATAAAACATTTCAATTTTTATTTACTCAATTAGCGGACAATGGCATTTACTTTATTGAAGATACTCACGCTGCATATTGGGATTCTCACGGTGGCAGTATAACATCACTTCAATCAATTAATAATGTTGCTAAAGACCTCATTGATTCAATTAATGCAGATCACACTAAAGGACAAAAATTACCTGATTATTTCACAAAAAACATCAAATGTATGTCAGTATACGATTCTGTTCTAGTTTTTGATAAAGGAAACGTAGGTCGCAAGGCACCAGAAGAATATGGCGGCCCTAAATCAGATGAAGTTTTAATCATTCGAACTCATTAATTATATAAATACCGTATCATTGTAACGCTGCAGAGGCGGGAGATATATGAAATTTAATGAATTCCTACGGGAATCAAAAGAAAAACATGCAGTTATGGCTTTTGGCCGGATGAATCCGGTCACAATAGGCCATGAAAAACTTGTCAATAAAGTGCAAGAAGTTGCTAAAAAAGTTGGTGGCTCTGCACACATTGTTGTCTCTCATACACAAGACGCAAAGAAAAATCCTCTTACTTCTGAACAAAAACTAAAACACGCCAAGCGTGCATTTCCTGGTGTCAACGTCACTGCATCTGATGAATCTGCACCAAATTTCCTAGCACAAGCCGCCAAATTACACAAACAAGGTGTAACTCATTTTCATATGGTTGGTGGCTCAGATCGTGCGGAAGAATATCATAAACTTTTGCACAAATATAATGGCGTAAAAGGCTCACATGGTTCATATAACTTCAAACACATTAAAGTTCATTCAGCAGGCGATAGAGATCCTGATGCTGAGGGTGTTGGAGGCATGTCAGCATCTAAAATGCGTGAACATGCTGCAAATGGTAATTTCAAAGAGTTTCGTAAAGGCGTGCCATCAGCAATGTCTGATGCTCATGCAAAAGAAATGTATGGTCATGTTCGTAAAGGAATGGGCATGAAAGAAGATATTGATGAAGAATTCGAAAAATTGCTTACAGAAAATGTAAATGATAGAGCTATATTTAAAGCAGTGTTTCTTGTTGGTGGTCCAGGTTCTGGTAAAGATTATGTACTTGACAATACACTACAAGGCCATGGTCTTACAGAAATTAGTTCTGACAAAGCATTAGAGTTTCTTATGAACAAAGAGGATCTCAACAAAACAATTAAACGCATTAGAAATATGGCCGAGTTAAGGCAACACCTTGCATTTACTGGATGTAATGGTCTTATTATAAATGGCACTGGCGATGATTATGATAAAATTAAACAAATCAAAGAACAATTAGAAAAAATTGGTTATGATACGTCCATGATTATGGTCAGTACAACAAATGAGGTTTCTGCTGCACGAAACATTGAAAGAGGCCAAATGGGCGGCCGCTCAATGCCAGAAGATGTTCGCCGTCAAAAATGGGAATCAGTGCAAAATACAAAACCAAAACTAGCAAAAATATTTGACAATTATTATATGGAATTTGATAACTCTGAAAATTTAAAAACAGCATCATTAGATATTATAAAAGCTAAAAAAGAAGAAATAAACAATCTTCATAAAAGCATTCAAGAATTTGTAGCTGAACCGCCAAAAACAAAATTAATATTAAATTCATCTGTAAATGAAGATTTGCGTAAGTGGTTTAGCAAAACTGATCCAGCCGGTGATTGGAAAAGAATCAATAGTAAAGGTGAAGTTGTTGGGCCTTGTGCAAGAGAACCAGGTGAGCCAAAACCAAAATGTATGTCAAGAGCAAAACGTGAGTCTCTCACAAAACAAGAAAGAGCGGCAGCTGTGCGAGCCAAACGCCGACACGATCCAGATCCTGAACGTAAAGGCAAACCAATTAATGTATCTAACTATGGTAAAGGCAAAATATCTGAGGAGAATGACAATGTTAAAATTCATCAAAAATCTATTCAAAACTTCCGATCCACATCCATTAGAATCGGTCACACAAGCATCGCTGAGCAAACCAGTGGACTTAACACCGAAGGAGTCACCGAGCTCACCAGTGCCAACGAATACGCCAAAGGAGACGGCATTCAGCTCCAAGCCGGAAACCAAGCCGACAAATCAACAAAAATCACGCTCGCTCAAATCAGGCAGCGGCAAAAAGAAAAAGTAAAAGAATCAATTGACAAAGGCATTGAACCAGGTTTGTCTATGGGTCAAAGTGGCGAAAATCTAACTCGCAAAGGTTTAAAGGTAAAACAAAATGTTAAACCATTTGAAGAAATGATTGGTGCAGGCGGTGAAGATGCCACATCAATGAGTGATTTTAATGATAATGTATTGAAGCAAAAAGGCATTAACATTAAAACATTTAAAGCAAAAAGGCCAATAGGATGAAATCATTTAAATCTTACATTCAAGAAGTAGAACTTGATGAAGTAGCTGCATGGCAACGCAAAGAAGGTAAATCTGAATCTGGTGGTTTAAATCGTAAAGGTATTGAATCATATCGCCGTGAGAACCCAGGTTCAAAACTTTCTATGGCAGTTACTACAAAGCCAAGCAAACTAAAACCAGGTTCAAAGGCAGCAAAACGCCGTAAATCTTTTTGTGCAAGAATGGGCGGTATGAAGAAGCGTTTGACTTCTGCAAAAACTGCAAATGATCCAGATAGCCGTATCAATAAAGCATTAAGAAAATGGAACTGTTAATACTTACAGAAAAAAAATAAACTAGGAGAACTACAATGAATCTTAACAAAGAACTTGGCTCAGTTGCTGAAGCAGTTAAAAAAGTAATGGAAGCCGAACTTTCGTCAAAGCAAAAACAAATTGCTAAAATGGCAGAGCCAAAACATAAGATTGATGCCGGTGATTTGGCTAAACTTCGTGCAGGCCATAAACCTGTTAAAGAAGAAGCTGAGCAGATTGAAGAACTGAAAAAATCTACTCTTGGTTCTTATGTTAAAAAAGCATCCAAAGATTTAGCTAATCAATCTTTTGACCACGGCGAAGATGAGCACCGCCAATATGGTGATCCAGAAGATACTGAAAGAGAAGATGAAATGAAAAAAAGAGAGCGTGACATTGAAAATCGCCAAAAAGGTATCAATCGTGCAGCTAAAAAACTCTCTAAAGAAGAAATTGAACAAGAAGAAAAAAGCTTTATGACTTTCTCTGAAATGCTTGCTGCATATAAAGAATATGGCCTTGCTGTAATTGCTGAAGAACCAACACAAGATGAATATGAAAAAGAAGTTGATAAGGCTAAAGATAAATCACAAGGTAAAGAAAAAGCTGAAGTTGCAAAACCTCTTGTGCAAGCAGTAAAGCAAGAAGAAACTCATAAACAAGTAGAAGTTATTGATATGACCGATCCAAATGAAATAAAGGTTTCTACGATTGATTTAGATGAGCGCTCAATGACAAAACCAGAGATGGAAAAGCGTGAAGACATTGTAAAAGGCATGAAAAAGAAAATGTCTGGTTTCAAAGAGCGTTATGGTGATCGTGCAAAGAATGTAATGTATGCAACCGCAACTAAACAGGCAATGAAATATTAAAATGAAAACTTTATCTCAATTGCGTGAAAAATGTTGGCCTGGTTATGAAAAAAAAGGTATGAAAACATTATTTGGCAAACGATATCCTAATTGTGTTAAAAAAGAAAGTGTGAATGAAGCAAATGCAGCTGCAATCGCAGCTGCTACAGCAATTTCTAAGAAAAAATCTGGTAATTATGATAAAGAAGGAATGAGAAAAACACCATATAAAAATCCTGATGCGCCAAATATAAAAAGTAATGCACAACGCCGTAAAGAAATGAATGAGAATTTTGCTGGTGATAAACCACAACAAGTGGCAGGATCAGCACAAGCAACTTTAACAGATAAACCAAATAAAGAACCTATGAAAACTTATAAACAACTTAAAAACATTACAGAGCTATCAACAGAGCTCTTACATCGTTACAAAGAAAAAGCTGCAGCTGATGCTTCTAAAGCTGACAAAGCAGGTAATTTTGAACGCGGCAACAAACGGTTCTCTGGTGTTGTCAAAGCGACCAATAAACAATTTGCTAATTTTAAGAAAAAAGGTTTTAGTGAAGAAAAAGATGAAAAAGAATATGACTATGAAGGTGAAATGGTCAAATCTGATTTACGCTCAGTCATTGCTAATGCAAATCGTTTAATTGATATGCTTGAAGATGATGATAATTTACCAGAGTGGTGTCAAAATAAAATTACTTTAGCAGAAGATTATATTTCAACTGTTGCAAACTATATGACAGCTGAAATGAATGAAGAAGTTGAGCAGCTAGATGAAAAAAATGTGCCAACAAATCCTGGTCTTTGGTCTCGGGCGAAATCTCTTGCTCGTTCCAAATTTGATGTATATCCATCAGCATATGCCAATGGTTGGGCTGCAAAATGGTACAAATCTAAAGGTGGTGGTTGGAGAAGTGTGAATGAAGAAAACTATGAAGTGACTGTCATGCACACAACAAAAGATGGTGACAAAGGTAAACAAACGCACACAATTAAAAATGCAGATAGTTCCCGTCATGCAAAAAACATTGCACTACAAAAGCACGAAAAAATGTTGAATTCTAAAGGTACAGAAGTTCGTGGTATGGCAACAACAACTGCTAAGATGGTAGAAGCAAAAGAAGATGATTTACCATTCACACCAGATAAACCAAAAAAGAAATCTGTTGTCGTTGGCAAAAAACCCGAAGGTTATTCTGTTGCTAGGCACCTTGCAAGACAGGCCATGCAAAAACAAGTAGAAAAGATGAAGAAAAAGCCTATGAAAGAAGAAACAAACAAGGCTAAAATAGTAAAAGATGTGATGAAGAAAAACAAAAAATCTTCTGAAGATGCCTTTCAGAAGGACCCTGAGTTATCGTCTACGCTAACTAAAGGTTTTTAACTGAAGGCATAAATATCATATAAATTCAATTCTTAGGAGAGAAACAATGACACTTTGGGGAAATTTAGACGCTGCCAATAATGCACCAAAATTTGGTCCTACTGGCGGAGTAGGTCTAACAGCAAACACGCAACAACTTTTTGGAAATACAACTTTTGCTACAATTAGCACATCGTTAGGTGTTGCTGGTCAAGCAATTGGTGTTTTTGGTGTTGATGCTTCAGAGCAAGCAAATACTGCAACTAGAGCAAATACTGGAGCTCATGCTGGTTGGGTTATTCGTAAAGAAGGCACAGGAGGTCGTGCAGGTCGTATTCAAGTTGAAACTATCGTAGCAATGGGATCCATGAGAGGTGATGCAGCTGACGATGCTACACTTAAAGATACAGCTGGTACTTAATGCGATTTAGAGAATATCTCCAAGAACTCGACTTGACTGCCATCGAAGACAGTCAGGCCGAGGACGCACACGAACCTACGGGCGAGGCATCTTCACAGATTACAAACCCAAGAATTCGTATGGAGATAAACTATCGACTGACAAATGAATTGTATCAACCTTTTCTCTCTCCTGAAGGCGGTATACAGGCGATTCGTAAAGTGCTACACAGGTATGGTTTTGACATGCCAGCACTTTACGATGCCGACCCCGAAGGAGACGAAATTGTATTTGAAATAGACCAATTCGGACAAGAAAATCTGTCAACGAATCTCTACATTTTATATTATCTTACCGATGAAGGTCATTATGAATTTTTTGCTGAAGTAGGTGACGATGCAAGAATGAATGAACTAATGGCTGAAGGCGAGGAAGATAACGAAGAAATAGAATAAATGTCCTTTGATAATTTGACAAATGATAACATAATGTTATATTTGGTGAAGGCGTATGACAAACCAAATTGCATAATGAGTGAATTTAGTGATGACATGAAACGATTTAACTATCTCAAAAGATTGTTTCAGAGATATCGCAAATACAATGAACTCAGAGAACAATTGGTTCTTAATCATCTCGTAGTTATATACAATGTATTTGGGCCCGAAGTAGCAGCACGGGCATTATTTTTTAAGCTGTCGAAAGATGATTATTCGGCACTTAAAACTTATTTGATGTTCATCAATTGCATGCCAGAAAAGATTCGTGGTGTTAAAGGGCAAGACATAATTTCTTCTGACATTCCTGTAGATATGAAAATTGCAGATGTTCTAAGGCAAATAAAATGAACGAAAGAATACCAAGAAAATCAGGTCAACCTGCAAAGTCAGATAAACATTCTGACTTATATACGGATGAAGATCCAAAAGGCACAATTCATGGTCTTAAATTTGCTACGACAGAAGATGCGAAAGAAAGTGTAAGTAAAATAAAATCAAGTGGTCGTTCACATGCACATAAAATACAAGCAGCAATTGCAATGGAACAAAGAGCAAAAGTAATGGGTAAAGCAGGTGCAGCAGCTGTGTATCGTTCTTTCATAAATTCAATGAAAGAAAAAACGAAAGAGATGCGTGAAGACTGGTCAAACAAATACAAAAAAAGTATTGACTGTAATAATCCAAAAGGATTCTCACAAAAAGCTCATTGTCAGGCCAGAAAGTTAAGAAGTATGGGCAAGAAAACAGAATCAAAACCAGTCAATGAAGCAAGAGTAGACAAGCATGAAGTAAGTGGCAAAGTTGTCATTAATGGCCATGTGTTTTCTGATGCAGGTAAATCTGGTCGTTCTACTTACGGAAGATATTCTACAAAAGACCCAAACTATGTAAAAGACCCTAAAGAAGTTGGTATGCATAGAAATTATAGAAAACCATCGTCATTGTCTTTTTCAACAATAAATGATGCAAAGAAGTGGGTCAAAACACAACCAAAGAAATCACAAGAAGAAATTGATATGATTCATAAAAAACACGCTGACTTTGAAAAGTATATGAATGAAGATGCTCCTGCCAATGCAGTTGGTGGTGGAGCCGTTGCAGGTCTTGGTGTGGGACCACAAGGCGAACCTGGTGTCAACATGAAAAAGAAAAAGAAAGTAATACCTTTTGCAATGTTCGTAAGGAAAACTAAACAATGATTGGTGCAGGTGCAGCGATAAAAGCAGTAGTATATCTTGCAATCGTAGTAGTGATTGCAGGTGGGTTATGGTATGTCACAGGTCTCAGAGAAAACCTTGCCATTGCAGAAATGAATAATCAAAAGTTACAAGATGGCATCAAAGAACAACAAGAATTGATGGTACAAATGAAAAATGACATTGAGCAGATTCAGACCATCAATAAAAATTTACAATTACAAAACGAAAAGCAAAAACAAGATGTTGACAACCTCTCACGCAAATTTGACAAAAGAGATTTTGGTGTCTTTGCAAGAGATAACGCCGAGAAAACAGAACATCTAATTAATCGTGGTACTAAAAATGCATTGAGATGTTTAGAATTGGCATCAGGTGCACCATTAAATGAAACAGAGAAAAATGCAAAATCACCAGTTGAGGCAAACCGTGAATGTCCTTCGCTCATCGATCCTACTTTTAAGCCTATCCTTAATTAGTGGTTGTTCTATTTTACCATTATTTGGTAATAAAACACAACCTATTGAGATACAGCGTAAGGCAGTAGAGAGAACCAATCTTGACTTGCCAATGCCACCTCCTGTTAAGGCCAGAGAAATGCAATGGTTCGTGGTGACGAAAGACAATATTAACCAAGTATGGAAAAAGTTAGAAGAAGATAAAGTAGATTTAGTTTTGTTTGGTTTGACTGACGATGGTTATCAAGAGTTGGCAATGACTATCGCAGAACTAAGAAATCACATTGCAAGTCAAAGAGCAATTATTGTAAAATATAAGGAATACTATGAACCGCCTAAAACTCCTGATAGCAAGTAGTATTCTTGTTGTATTGCCTGGTTGTGCAGTATGGGATGCCTACTTCATGGCAGGTTACGACAATGTTGAATATGCATTGGTGAATAAAGTTAGAACATTCTCCGAGTTAGCAGTTGAAGATTGTAGTGATGTAGAAAAAACAAAAGTCAATGTTGCAAGAATTCATGGTTATGCACTTGAATTGAAAAACTTTACGCAATACATTCCTAATAATGAAGATGCAAATAAATTAGGTAACAATTTGTTTCAATTGACAACACAAACAAAAGACCATTATGCAAAGAATTCAATTGTATCTGAATCTTTTTGCAAGATGAAATTGCAACAAATTAATCGTAATGCCGAAACAATTCAAAAAGTCATAGGAAAAAAACCAAGATGAACAATATTAAAGAAATAGAATATACTTTCAATGAAATCAATCGTGCATATGAAAACAATGAGATTTCAAAAGAAGAATACAAGAATCTTTTAGAAGGTTTAGAGGTTGAAAAGATAGTCACAATGAATGCCGAAGAACTTCAAAGAAAAGAAGAACTGAATAAGCTAATTACTGCCGCAATTACAATCGTTTCCGCAGTAGCATAATGTATCCAGACGAACAAAAAATTCACGATATTGAATTGAAAGTGGGTCTTCTACAAAAAGATGTAGAGTTGAACGACCGTCTTTGCAATAAACTTTCTGAATCAATTACAAAGATTCAAGAACTAAATGTAAATCTCATGCAAATAATTACATTGCATGAACAAAGACACGAGCAACACGAAAAGACAGAGGCCGATTTGAAAGACGATATCAAAGAATTGCATTCTCGCATTACTACCGTAAATCGAGAGTTGCACGAAAGAATTGACCAAGTCGAACGGCACATTACCGAACGACTCGATGCCATTCGTTCTGACCTTGCCAGTCACAAAAAGAACGATGAGCCTAAGGTAACACAGATATTGAAAGAGATGGATCGTTACAAGTGGATGATTCTTGGTGCTGCAATTTCGATAGGTTGGATTCTTGGCAATGTCAACTTAGGTGTTCTCGGTACACTTATAAAATAGTATTGCATTTTTGTTGCAGGTCTGTTATATTATGATTCTATGTCACTCCCTACTGATTCAAAATATGTTCGTCTGATTTCTTCTCGTTTGCGTAATTTCAAACAGAAGAAAGATTACCTATGGAACATGAGTTGTCCCTATTGCGGCGATTCTCAAAAGAACAAAACAAAAGCCCGTGGGTATGTATTTCAGAAGGGCAACAATCTCTTTTACCGTTGTCACAATTGCGGGGTATCTACAAATGTTGGTAATCTCATCAAACAAGTCGATGATTCACTATACAAGGAGTATGTTCTCGAGCGATACAGGTCCGGTGAAACCAATAACACCCGTAGCGCCAACACCATCCTCAACATCACGCCACCGAGATTTGATAAAGTCGCAAAACAAAAAATCTTCGAACACGGCGAATGGTGCGATAGGTTACCAAGTGGACATTTTTGTTTAGAATATTTACGAAAGCGTCAGATACCAGAAACATTCTATGACAAATTAATATTCACTCAGCACTACAAACAATTTTGTGATGCTTTAATTCCTAATCACGGCAAACAAATATTTGATGATGCAAGGCTTGTAATTCCTTTTTACAATGAGTATAATGAATTGATTGCGATATCAGGTCGTGCGCTAGAGATAAGTGATAAGACATTGAGGTATGTGACTATACGCACAAATGAATCTGATGCGAAACTTATCTATGGTATGGATAGAGTAGATTTGAAGAAGAAGGTGAAAGTTGTTGAAGGTCCAATTGATTCATTGTTTTTGACAAATTGTGTGGCCAGTGGCGATGCGAACTTGGCGTTGACGGCAAAAGAAATTGATGCCGAGGAAAAAATATTAATATTTGACAATGAACCACGCAACAAAGAAATCGTGAAGATGATGCAAGATGCAATCAAGTTACGATATAATGTTGTCATTTGGCCAAATCATGTGCAAGGTAAAGACATAAATGAGATGATAATGAATGAAATTTCACAGGATGAGATTGAAAGAATTATAAGTAGTAACACATTTAGAGACATTGAGGCGCAGTTAAAAATGAATATGTGGAAGAAACTATGAAGGTAGAATTAATATCATACACACAACCAGCGATGTATTTTGTTGAGAACACTACAGAATTGGTTGCTTTCTGTGCAAGGGTGTCGAATCCTAGCAATCAATCAAACAAAGAAACATCTGAGAAATTGATTCGTTATCTAATTAAAAATGCCCATTGGAGCCCGTTGGAAATGGTCAACATGTGCTTAGAGATAGAGACAACAAGAGATATCGCCAGACAAATGCTACGACACCGTTCATTTTCTTTCCAAGAATTTTCTCAGCGTTATGCTGATCCAACAAAAGAATTAGATTTTGTTACCCGTGAGGCAAGATTACAAGACGAAAAGAATCGTCAAAACTCCATCGAAACTGCTGACGCAAAGTTACAGGCCGAATGGAGTTATCATCAGAGCAGAGTGATTACTGCTGCGAGAGAAGCCTATACATGGGCTATCAAAAATGGTATTGCAAAAGAACAGGCCAGGATTGTTCTGCCCGAAGGCAATACTGTCTCTCGTTTGTATATGAATGGAACCTTGCGTAGTTGGGTACACTACATACAACTTCGTTCAGCAAATGGCACACAGAAAGAACACATCGAAATAGCAAAAAAATGCGCTGAAGTAATCGCCACGGTATTTCCCATGGCGAATGAATTTGTAGAACAATAATAATTTTTGGAGTTATTGCATGTCTGATATTGTTTACGGCATTAAGGTTGACTATTCCCGTGATGGTCTGTTCGATGAATTAGGTATTAAAAGATTAAAAGAAAGCTATATGAGAGAGGACGAAACCTCTCCGCAAGAAAGGTTTGCATATGTATCGCACTCGTTTGGTTCCAATAAGGAACATGCCCAGCGCCTTTATGATTACTCTAGCAGGCATTGGTTATCTTATAGCACTCCCATTCTTTCTTTTGGGCGCTCTAAGCGTGGTCTTCCTATTTCTTGCTTCTTGCCATATCTTGACGATAGTGCAGAAGGTTTGGTTGACACACTCGCAGAAGTAAATTGGCTCTCAATGTTAGGAGGAGGGGTAGGAATTGGTATCGGCATTCGTAGCGCAGACGATAAGTCTGTTGGTGTTATGCCTCATTTGCGGACTTATGATGCATCGTCACTTGCATATCGCCAAGGTAGAACAAGACGAGGTAGTTACGCTGCTTATTTGGGCATTAATCATCCTGATATTCTCATTTTTCTAGAAATGAGAAAACCCACAGGCGACCAGAATATGCGTTGTCTGAATTTACATCACGGCATTAACATTACAGATGACTTCATGCATCTAATTGAGAAGTGTATGTTAGATCCAAATGCCGATGATACATGGGAACTCAAAGACCCACACTCAGGTGAAGTAAGAGATACAGTACCTGCTCGTGAGTTGTGGCAAAGAATTTTAGAAATAAGGATGCAAACTGGTGAACCGTACCTACATTTCATTGATACTAGCAACCGTCATTTACCTGACTTCCAGAAAAAGTTGGGTCTATCTATCAAACAATCAAATCTCTGTAGTGAAATCATTCTACCAACGGATAGAGAGCGAACTGCGGTATGTTGTCTTTCTTCACTCAACTTGGAATATTTTGAAGATTGGCGAATGGATCCTTTATTCCTCAGAGATGTGGCAGAGATGCTCGACAATGTATTACAGTATTTTATTGACAATGCTCCTGAGTCTGTTAGCCGTGCAAAGTTTTCTGCTTATCGGGAAAGGTCAATTGGAATTGGGGCTTTGGGTTGGCATGCCTACCTTCAGCGTGCTAATATACCTTGGGAATCGGCACTTGCTACTTCCGCTAATCACAAGATTTTTGGACACATTCGCATTGGACTCGACCAGGCGAACATTCAACTTGGAAAAGAAAGAGGTGAAGCACCAGATGCAGTAGGCACTGGCCTTCGCTTCTCACATATGCTTGCAATTGCACCAAACGCATCGTCATCAATTATCATGGGCAATACAAGTCCATCAATTGAACCATTTCGTGCCAATGCATACAGACAAGACACACTTTCTGGTGCATATCTAAACAAAAACAAGTATCTCGACAAAATCATAAAGGAGTTATGTGACAATGACAACAAACTTGACTACAACGAGATTTGGTCCTCAATTATCGCCAATGATGGATCCGTTCAACATCTCGACTTTTTGGATGAGTGGCGAAAAGATGTGTATAAAACCTCGATGGAAATTGACCAAAGATGGTTGGTGGACCATGCAGCTAACCGACAGAGTTACATTGACCAAGCGCAATCTGTCAACCTCTTTTTTCGACCAGATGTTAATGTGAAGTATCTACATGCGGTACACTTTCAGGCTTGGAAGCAGGAACTCAAGACACTTTACTACTGCCGTAGTGAGAAACTTGCAAAGGCAGATAAAGTGTCGAAACGAATTGAAAGAGAAGTTATCAGAGAAATCGATTTGAAACAATTGGCAACAGAAGAAGTATGTTTGGCATGTGAAGGATAAAGGAGAATATATGAATACACTTACAGCAGCAGAAAGTTTGAATACGGCAGTCGCAGGAGTTTTGACTAGAATGACTGGTGCAATCTTTATGACGATGTTGATTGCAGCATTGGCATCACCACTTGCACCATTTATGTTTGGTGGTTTGTTTGGTTATGTTATCATTTTTGCGCCACTTGCAATGAGTTTGTTTATTGCATGGAAAGGCGAATCAATGAGCGAAGAAGCAATTAAGTTTTGGTTCTTTGCATTTGCATCGGTCATGGGTCTCAGTTTAAGTTTATTGTTCTATGCATTTACAACCGCAAGTATTGTTCTTGCATTAGTAGGAACTACAGTATCATTTGGTGCATTGGCATTTTATGGATATTTTACAAAGAAAGATTTGTCTGGCTTTGGTCCTTTCTTGTTCGCAGGTGTCATTGGTCTGATTGTTGCAAGCATTGTAAATATTTTTGTTGCATCAACCGCACTTCAAATGACTCTGAATGTATTGGCAATTCTTATCTTCTTGGGACTTACAGCATATGACATGAATCGTATTCGTGATATGTTTTGGAGTTCTAGTCAAGATGATATTCGTAGGATGCAATGGTTTGGTGCATTGAGTTTGTATATTAACTTTATTAATATCTTTGTGAGTTTATTACAGTTATTTGGCAATAAAGAATAATATGGCATATTCAGCTCAAGTAATTGACCACTACGAAAATCCTCGCAATGTGGGTTCATTCGACAAAAACGATAAAGATGTTGGAACTGGTATGGTTGGTGCACCAGCCTGTGGTGATGTGATGAAGTTACAAATAAAGGTGAATGATGAAGGTATCATTACGGATGCGAAGTTTAAGACATACGGCTGCGGCTCAGCAATTGCAAGCAGTTCTCTTGTCACGGAATGGGTCAAGGGTAAAACACTTGATGAGGCATCAACGATTAAAAATACTAAAATCGCCGAAGAATTGGCGCTTCCTCCAGTCAAAATACATTGTTCAATTTTGGCTGAAGATGCAATTAAAGCAGCTATAAAAAACTACAAGGATAAGTATGTTGACAGTAACACCGAATGCCCATGTTCAAATTAATTCTATTCTTTTGGATGAAAATTCAAAATATGTAAGAGCTTTCATACAAGGTGGTGGTTGTAACGGCTTTCAATATGGTTTTACAACGGAAGACGATAAGAATGAAGATGATTTTGTAATTGAAAACTTGCTTGTTGATGCCATGAGTATGCAGTATTTTGATGGTGCGACAATTGATTATAAGACAGATAAATTACAAGGTTCTTCATTTGTAATTACTAATCCAAATGCAAAATCACATTGTGGATGTGGTTCTTCTTTTGGTGTTTAAATAATGTTCGAAGAAAAAAAGAAGGATGATTATACTCTGATTAAAAACAGAGACCCTGGTCTTCCTTCTTATACTTTTTTTTGGATGAAAGAAAAACAATTAGTGTCACCATACTTTGGTAAAGAAGATGATGCGATGAAATGGAAAGAAAATCAGGAGAAGAAAAACAAATGATAAAGAAGAAACACGATATTACAGATGAAAGAGACAGTTTTAGGCCGTTCGCATATCCATGGGCATACGAAGCATGGTTGAAGCATGAACAGGCCCATTGGTTACACTCAGAAGTTCCAATGCTCGAAGATGTTAAAGATTGGAAGAATAAACTTACAACAGAACAAAAACAATTTCTCACACATATCTTTCGTTTTTTTACACAAGGTGACATTGATGTTGCTGGTGGTTATGTCACAAACTATCTGCCATATTTCAAACAACCAGAAGTTCGTATGATGCTTCTTGGCTTTGCTGCTCGTGAGGCATTGCACATTGCGGCATATTCACACCTAATTGAAACGCTTGGTTTGCCTGATACAACTTACAATCAATTTTTGTCATATCAAGAAATGAAAGACAAACACGACTATGTGAAAGATTTGTCTGCACAGAATACATCCAAAGAAAATACTGCAAAACACATCGCTGTGTTCTCTGCGTTTACTGAAGGTATGCAATTGTTTTCATCATTCATCATGTTGTTAAACTTTCCACGCCATGGTTTGATGAAGGGCATGGGACAAATTGTTACATGGTCGATTGTCGATGAAACAATGCACACCGAGAACATGGTCAAGTTGTTTCGCACTTACATACAAGAAAATAATGAGATTTGGAATGATGAATTAAAATCAGAGATATATAAGATTGCAGAAAAGATGGTCGAATTAGAAGACAAGTTCATCGACCTTGCATTTGAGATGGGACCAATGCTTAATTTGAAGGCTGAGGAATTGAAAGAGTATATCAGATATATTGCCGACCGCAGATTAATTTCTATGGGTATGAAGGGCATATTTAAGAGAAAGAGAAATCCTCTGCCATGGGTCGAGGAAATGATTAACAGCCCAATTCACGGTAACTTCTTTGAGAATCGTGTAACAGATTATGCAAAGGGTGCATTGTCTGGAACTTGGGAAGATGTTTGGGGGAAAGCAGCATGAAAAAATTATTCATAGCAGGTCTTGCATTTGTATCACTCACCGCATTTGCAAATCCATATTCATATAAAATTACAAGAGTCATTGACGGTGACACAGTAGAATTTCAGGCAGACTTTATGCCTGATCCTCTGCCAAAGAAACTATCAATTCGTGTTCTTGGCGTAGATACACCTGAGAAAGGTCATCGTGCAGCATGTCCACAAGAGGCAGCTGCGGCAGAGAAAGCAACACAGTTCACAAAAGATGCACTCAACGCTGCAATCAAGGCTGGTCAATCAATTCAAATTGAGTTGAAGTCACATGACAAGTATGGTGGTCGTGTTCTTGGTGATGTGATTATCAATGGTCAGAAATTGTCTGCCATGTTAATTGCCAATGGTCATGCAAGACCTTACTTTGGCGAAAAGAAATCTTCATGGTGTAACTAATGGCCTCAGTTAAACATAGTTGTGACAATTGTGATTCAGTTTTTACAATTAAGTATGATGAAGAAGAAGTTGCTGACTCAATAAAATACTGCCCATTTTGTGCTGAGATGATAGTGGATGTAGATGAATTAGACGAAGATGATGACGAATGAGTTGGTTATATCAAGGCAGAGTATTTACTGAAGAAGACATTGGTGATAACTATGGATTCGTCTATATCTTAGAGAACAATCTAACAGGTCGTAAGTATATTGGAAAGAAATTTTTTACCAAAGCTGGCTCAAAGACTGTAAAAGGTAAACGAAAGAAAGTTCGAAAGTCTTCTGATTGGTTAGAGTATCATGGTTCAAACAAGATAGTGCAAGAAGAAGTAAAACTAGGCATCCCTTTTAAGAAAACCATTCTTCATCTTTGCAAGACAAGGTCTGAGTGTGCGTATTGGGAAACAGTAGAAATTATTTCTCAATGTGCTTTGGTTCGGGAAGATTACTACAATGATTGGTTGATGGTACGGGTTAGAAAGGATCACCTAAAGCATCTTATCTCAAAGGCAGCACCAACTACTTATGATATTTCAGAAGAAGAAAACCAAATAAAAAGGAAAAGTTAGCAAAATATTCCTTAAATTATGTTGCAAAGCAACAAAAAAGCATATATAATAGTGATGTGACGCTCAAAGAGGTCACAATTTAACCCTCGCTTAATTTAAGGAGTATTACAATGTTTTCATACGCTATCTCTTTCATTGACACCGTTCAGGCTGCCAAGACCAACACTCTCAAAACTATTGTTACTGATG